CCACCTGTATGACCGGGAGGACACGGCCAGCTTCGCGATGGGGACGATCCTCGGCGACCGTCCCGGTGCGAAACTGCGCTGCAGCGAGATCGCCGTCTGCGAGATGACGGTCACCGCGCAGCGTCTCCAGACGGAGGACGGGTGCGTCCTCGCCGGCGTCCTCCGCCGGTCGGGCGACGCCGTCGTGCCAACCTGCGTCCCGGGCCAGACCTTCCCTGCGGCGATCTGCGACCGATTCGGAGAGTGCGATCATTGCCAGACGCGCCGCCGTCGCCGCGAGACATTCGTCCTGCGTCGCCGGAACGGCACCTACATCTGCGTCGGACGCGGATGCCTGCGCCCCACGCTCGGATTCTCGCCGGCGCAGCTCCTCTCCGAGATCGCGCTGCGAGACAAGGTCGGCCGGCTCGACGCGGAGACGGGCCGTGTCCGGAGGACGGAGGATGTCTACACGATCGACCGCGTCGTGCGCGCCTCGATCGTCGCGATGCGGTCCGCCGGCGGATACCTGCCGTCGCGCGCCGCCAACTCGACGCGCGGCCGCGTCCACGACCTGCTCACGGCGATGCCGCCGGCGAACAGCGAGTGGGCCGAGGCACTCCGCGACCTCCGCAATCAGATGGACACCGACGAGGTCCGCGAGGAGGCCCGTCAGGCCATCGAGTGGGCGCAGTCGATCCCGGAGTCAACAGGGGTCGACTTCCGTCTGACGATGCGGTCCCTCGCGCAGTCCGGAATCGTCACGAGCCGGTTCATCGGCGCGGCCTGCTACCTGCCGGTGGCCTACGCCAAGGAGGCTGGCGAGGACCTCGTGCTGCGATCGCACCTCCCGGCGCGCGTCAACAGCTTCATCGGCGAGCCGGACGAGGTCGTCGAGGTCACCGTGTTCCCGATCGCGATGCGGGTCGTGCCGACTGGATTCGGCCCCAGCACGATCGTCACGGGCCGCACGGACGACGGCCGCGATGTACGGTGGTTCACGACCTCCGGTCCGGCGATCGACAAGCTGCAGGAGGCGATCGACTCGCGCGGCACGGTCGTCGCGCGAGGGCGCGTGAAGCAGCATCAGCTCCGCGAGACTTCGCGCGATGACAAGGCACGGTTCACGCTCCTCGGCCGCGTCCGGCTCCCGTAGCCGGCCCGACACAACTTCCCGCTCGCGCAGGCCCCGGTCACCGTCACCGGGGCCTGTGTTTATCCTGCTAGGATCCTGCGAGACGGCAGCGGCGGTCCGGGAGGCCCCGGAGGCCCCTACGGCCCTGAAACTGCTCTCCGCCCGAATCCGCAGGCATAGCGGCGGTCGTCGATCCGGACGATGGAGGGACAATGCCCCAGTCACGGAGCAAGGGTGCCCGAGGTGAACGCGAAGCTGCAGCCGCGTGGGAGGCCGCGACCGGCCTGCCGGCGGAGCGGACCGCGCAGCGGTGCGGCCGGAACGGGACCGCAGACATCCTCGTCGGCTCGGAGCAATTGCATTGCGAGGTCAAACGGCGCGCGTCGCTGTCTGCTCTCGCGTTCCTGCGGCAGGCCGAGAGTGACGCCGCCTCCGGCTCGACGCCGTTCGTGCTGATGCGGGAAGACGGAGACACGCGATGGGTCGCAATGGTCAGGTTGGACGACCTCGTCAGACTCGCCGAGGTCCTCACGGACGCGCGCCGGAGGCCGGTCCTGTGAACAGGCCGATGGACCTCGACAGGGCGATCAACCTCGCCCAGCTGCTCACGCTCCTCGGCGGTCTGCTGTACTTCGGTCTGGAGACGGGACGCCGCGACGAGTCGCTGCGATCGACGGCGGTCCGCGTCGACGAGTTGGCGACGATCGTGCAGGACCTGACCAAGTCGACGGTGGCCTCCGCGATTCGCGACACGGAACATGAACGCCGGCTGACCGACATTCAGACGCGGCTGAACCTACTGGAGAGGTCACGATGAGCAACCTTCAGGGAACAGTCGACACGGACGGAGCCGGGCAGAAGCTTCTGGAGGCCCCAGTCGGAAGTCTCGTGCGCCTCTCCGTCCGCTCCTCCGTCGCCTGCCAGCTCCGGCCTCTTGGAGTGGACACGACTCCGCTGCCGATCCCGGCGGACAGCACGGTGTATCTCGGGATCATCGACCTCGGCGTGGCGGTCGTCGACCAGACGACGGCCGGCGAGGAGGTCGGCTGGTGGGCCGACTACAGTCCGAGGCGCGGGATGTTCGCCAGCGGCACTCCGGCCGCACTTCCCCCGCCGCCCCCGTCCGGTGGCGGTGGCGGTGGCACCAAACCTCCCAGCGGGGAGCCGTAGTGCTAGTCGCCGCTGCGGGCTGAACTGTCGCGACCCCGGAGCCGATCAACCAGTATGGCCGCAATCGTTCTGACCAAGACTCTCACCGGCGGCACCGACGGGCTGAACAGCGCGCCGGCGGATGTCCCGGCCGACTGCTGGGTGTATGTGACCGCCGCGACGACCTTTTTCCCCAACGGCGTAACCGGCGGCGGATTCCCGTTGCCGGCGACGACTTGGACGAATGTCGGCCGCGTCGAGGACCTCTCTGCGACCCGATTCATCGGGACGGTCAGCCAGACCCTGTACCTGTGGGGTGACTACGCATGAACAACAAGAACACAACCATCGCCGGCATCGGCTCGATCCTCGTCGCGGTCGGCGGCATCCTCACGGCCCTCTTTGACGGCGACCCGTCGACCCTCCCTGACTGGTCGACCGCCGCTGCCGCGATCATCGCCGGCGTCGCCTGATCGTGGCCAAGGACGGAACGGAGAAGAGTGCTTGAGCGGATCGTCGCGGCGATCGCGCTGGCCCTCCTCCAATGGCTGGACCGCCGCAGCTCCGACTCCGGGAAGGCGATCGAGGCCGGAGGCGATCGCGCGAAGCTTCGGCGCATTGGCGATCGCGTTCGCCGCCAGTTGCGCCGGCAGGACGGTCCTGATCCCGGAGAGTGACACGCTGCTGCGCGTCGGCCCCGGAGGGACAAAGACGCGCGTCTGGTACCACCTCGACGGCGAATGGGTCGACAGCGGCGCAGAGGTCCGGATTCCGGAGGGCTGGTACCTGCTGCCGCCTCGATTCGTGGAGGACGGCGAATGAACGCACGCAACCGGATGGACGATCGCCAGCCGGCGGAGAAGCACCTGACGACGGCGCAGGCCGCGCGCCGGCTCGGATGCGCGGCCAAGACAGTCAGCAACCTCGTCGACTCGGGCCAGCTGAAGGGCCACAGGATCGGGACACATCGGCGGATCCACCCGCACGACCTGCTCGCGTTCGCCAACCTCCGGGGCATCCGGCTCCTCGACGACCGATGCTGAACTACTTCCCACCGACCGCCGGGATCCCGCGAGAGGACCGCGTCACGATCGGGCCGGCCGGAGGGCTGGCCGTCTTCGACGCGCAGTTTGGCGTCCGGCAGTTGAGCGGGAACCATGTCAGCGGCACCCTGAACCTGATGTCGGCCGCGCAGACCGCGATCTCGATGGCCACGAGTCGGATCTGGCTTGCGCCACTCGTCCTCCGATTCGACACCGTCGTCGACCGGATGAGCATCCATGTGACGACGGGCGTCGCGGGCGCGCAGTTGCAGATTGCGTACTACGCCGCCGGCGCGGACGGATATCCGACCGGCCTCCCGATCTGGAACAGCGCGACGATCAGCGGTGCCACGAACGGGATCAAGACGGAGCTGTTCAGCTCGTCGCAGACACTCCTCGCCGGCAAGTACTACTGGCTGGGAGTGAACAGCGGGACGACGGGCTGCACCGTCCGCGCCTACAGCAGCGGCACCCAGCGGGTCATCTCCAGCGTCGGCAGCGCATCCAACCAGCGCAGCTGCATCTTCGCCGTTCAGACTCTCGGCAGCTGGCGCGACTTCAGCTCCAGTCCCGTCGTCACGGCCGACCTGAACAACGCCACCGTCCCGATGTCATACTTCACAGTCGCATGAGCGGAACACCCACCCAGCTCTACTTCACCGCGCTGGAGTTTCTGGAACGGTTCACCGCCGAGGAGCGGAGGGCCATCTGGTCCGCCGCTATGACCGATCCCGTCGTGGCCGACATCCTGATGCTCGGCCTCGCCGCGCAGGGCATGATGAACGACGACCTGCGGACGATCGCCCTCACGGCGGAGCTAGTCGCACGGGGCCTGCTGACGGCCGAGAGGCGCGACGCGATCCTGTACGGTTGACGGCCAGTCTCCCGCGTGTCAAGATGACCGCACAGGAGGCAGTATGGCGAGACGACCGGCCGTCGCGGCGCAGGGGTCAGGGGTCACCTACGATCAGGTTGCGATCGCGGAGCTGAAGCACGACCCGCAGAATGTCCGCCGGCACGGGCAGGGCAACCTCGACGCCGTCGCCGCGTCGCTGCGGAGATTCGGGCAGCAGAAGCCCATCGTGGCGACGAGGGACGGGACCGTCATCGCCGGCAACGCGACTCTCACGGCGGCGCGCGACCTCGGCTGGGACACCGTCTCCGTCCGCTGGACCGATCTGCCGGCCGAGGAGGCGCGCGCCTACGCCATCGCGGACAACCGCACGGCCGAGCTGGCCGAGTGGGACGAGGAGGCCCTAACGGAGGCCCTCGACGCCCTGAAGCAGTTCGACGGCGATCTCGCGATTGCTTCTGGCTTCGGCATCGAGGAGATCGAGAAGCTGGTCGAAGGGCAGTCCCTCGACGAGCAGGCATACACGGCCAAGATCGAGGCACCGATCTATGAGCCGAGAGGCGAACGGCCGCAGACTGCGGACCTGTGCGATCGGACCAAGACGACGGAGCTGCTGGAGCAGATCGCCCGAGCGGAGGTCCCTGACGACATTCGCCAGTTCCTCGCATTCGCAGCGGAGCGGCATACTGTCTTCGACTTCCGACGCATCGCCGAGTACTACGCCCACGCGGACGAGGTCACGCAGGACCTCATGGAGAGGTCGGCCCTCGTCATCATCGACTTCGACAAGGCGATCGAGCAGGGATTTGTGCGCCTGAACAAGACGCTGGGCAAACTCGCGGATCGAGACGACGCCGATGCGTGACGACTTCTGCGCATTCATCCTGACGCACGGTCGACCGAATGCGGTCGACACCTATCGCACGCTGCGCTCCCACGGCTACACGGGGCCGATTCGGCTCATCGTCGACGACGAGGACCGCTGCATCGACGAGTATCGCGCGAAGTACGGCGACGAGGTGATCGTCTTCCCCAAGGGCCGGCAGGATTCGGAGGTCGATTGCGGCGACAACTTCCCGCAGCGCAACTCCGTCCTGTGGGCGCGCAGCGTCGTGCATCGGATCGCGAGGGAACACGGATTCAGGTACTTCATCGAGCTGGACGACGACTACGGCTCATGGTTCCACCGATATCGCAGCGACGGATCGTATGGATCCATCCGGATGCGATGTCTGGACGAGGTCCTCGATGCAATGGTCCAGTTCCTCGACGCCTCGCGCGCGATCACCGTCTGTATGAGTCAGGGCGGAGATCACATCGGTGGCTTCAAGCCTCGGATCGGACTGAAGCGCAAGGCAATGAACACCTTCGTCTGCGACGCCGAGAGGCCGTTCAGTTTTTTCGGCCGAGGCAACGACGATGTGAGTATGTATTGCCTGAACGGCCTGCGCGGCCTGCTGACCTTCACCGTCACGCGGATCCAAGTCAATCAGAGGATGACGCAGGCGCAGGAGGGCGGCCTGACCGACTTCTATCTGGAGGCCGGGACATATGTCAAATCGTTCTACAGCGTCATGTTCGTCCCGTCTGCGGTCAAGATCGGCACGCTGACTGGCAACAGGACCGATATGAAGACGCACACCCGCATTCATCATGCGATCGACTGGAACGCGATCGCGCCCAAGATCCTGCGCGAGGAGATCAGACGCCCGCGCGAGAAGAGCAGGGTTGACGGGCATTAGCTCGGGCGCGTCCATATGTTTCGCGAGGTCCGCGAGGTGAGGCGCGACCCTACTCGCGCCGATGAGGACGGCGGAGGGACACGATATGGCGAAGCGCAAGCAAAGGGCCGCGCCGGCGAAGTCGAGTCAGCCGGCCGGGATCGTCGAGGAGAAGCACGAGCGGGCCGGCCTGCGTCTGATCCGGCGCGCGATCGAGGGACGGTGGCAGGTCCCGGACGAGCTGCTGTCCAGCCTGCCTCGCGTCGTCGTCGGCATGGTGGCGAACGCGAGGACGGACCGCGAGAGACTCCGCGCCGTCGAGATCCTCGTGGCGATGAGTCGCGACAACCTCGCCGCCCTGCAGGCAGCCGATCGGCTGGAACGGCTCGATGAAGGCCAACCGACCGACAACATCCAGCTCAACCCGATCACGCTCCGCGTCGGCGGATAGGGTCGTCAGGATCGCCGCGCCCGAGCTGCCGCCGCTGTATCCGAAGCAGCACGCCGCGATCTGCGACGCCGCGCGCATCGTCGTCATCGAGGCCAGCACGAAGTCGGGCAAGACGGCCGGGTGCCTGCTCTGGATCCTCGCCGAGGCGTGGAACGGCTCCCCCGGTGCGTACTGGTGGCTGGCCCCGACCTACAGCGTCACCAAGACGGTCGGCTGGGCGCGCATGGTCCGGATGCTCCGCGAGGCCGATCCGCGCGGCGCGACTTGGACCGCGTCGGAGTCGTCGCTGTCGATCCGACTCTGTAACGGCTCCGTGCTGTGGTTCAAGTCGGCGGACAACCCGGACGGCCTGTACGGCGACGATGTGTTTGCGGCCGTCATCGACGAGGCGACGCGATGCCCGGAGGAGGCATTCAACGCGGTCCGGTCGACTCTGACGGCGACGCGCGGCCGGCTCCGGATCATCGGCAATGTGAAGGGCCGGCGGAACTGGGTGTACAGCCTCGCGCGGATGGCCGAGGCCGGCGCGCCGAACATGGCCTACCACCGCCTGACGGCCCTCGACGCGGTCGACGGCGGCGTGATCGCGCGCGAGGAGGTCGAGGAGGCGCGCGCGATTCTGCCGGCCCATGTGTTCCGCGAGCTGTACATGGCGGAGCCGACAGACGACGGCAGCAACCCGTTCGGCGTCGACGCGATCCGGGACTGCGTCGGCGAGTTGAGCCGGGGCGCGCCGGTCGCATTCGGCGTCGACCTCGCCAAGAGCGTGGACTGGACCGTCGTCTGCGGCCTCGACTCGTCAGGAGCCGTCTGCCGTCTTGAACGCTGGCAGGCCGACTGGGCGACGACCCGCACCCGGATCGAGCAGATGGTCGGATCCTCGCCGGCGTTCATCGACTCGACCGGCGTCGGCGACCCGATCGTGGAGGACATCGCGCGCAAGTGCCGACGCGTTCAGGGCTGGCGATTCACCAGTCAGAGCAAGCAGCAGCTGATGGAGGGCCTCGCCGCGTCGATCCACGGCCGGGAGGTCAGGTATCCTGACGGCTGGCTACGGGCTGAACTGGACAGCTTTGGCTTCCGATATACAGGTGGGCGCGTCGTCTTTGAGGCCAACGCCGGCCACGATGACGGCGTCTGCGCGCTGGCCCTCGCAGTTGCGGCGAAGCGCAGGCAGAGGCCGCTGGACTTGAGGATCGTTTGATGCTGAATACCCTCGCGCGATGGCTCGGATACACCAAGGCAACCGACCCGCGCGCGTGGACGCAGGCCGCGATGAGGATGGGCGGCGGCAATCGCGGTGAGCCTCCGCCGTTCAACTATGACGCGGCGGTCCAGCACTACGCCAGCTGGGTGTTTGCGGCCGCGACGATCAACGCGAACGCGGTCGCGTCGCTGCCCCTGCGACTATACATCCGCGCCGGCAAGGGATCGCGGCAGAAGCTCTTCACGACGCGGCCGGTCACGAGGTCGCGCAAAGCGTACCTGCTCGGCGACGGCCGGCAGACTCCGTCGCTGTCCGTCCTCCGCAAGGCAGCGGAGATCGGATCCGACTTTGAGGAGGTCGTCGACGCGCACCCGATCCTGACGCTGCTCGCGCGGTCGAATCCGTTCATCAACGGCTATGACGCCTGCGTCCTCCGCGTCGTCTGGCAGGAGCTGTGCGGCAACGCGTATCTCCATGTCGTCACCGGGAAGCTGGGAACGCCGGCGCAGCTGTGGCCGATGCCGCCGCAATGGGTGCGGATCCTCCCGGATGAGCAGCAGTTCATCGCCGGCTACCTGTACGGCCGGAACACGGCGCAGGAGGTCGAGTTCAAACCGGACGAGGTCATCCACTTCAGGAGGCCGAATCCGCGCGACCTGTGGTACGGCATGGGCAAGTTGGAGGCCGCGTGGGGCGCGGCCTCTGCGAATGTCGCCGTTCACGCAATGGACCTCTCGACCTTCAAGAACAACGCCCGCCCCGACTACCTGCTGTCCGTCAAGGGACAGGCGTCAGAGGACGAGCTGGATGCGCTGGAGGAGCGGATCAAGACCAAGTTCAAGGGTCCGACCCGAGGCGGTCATTTCCTCGTCTCCTCCAGCGACATCGACCTCAAGCCGTTGTCGTTCCCTCCCAAGGACATCGTCGGCCGGGAGGACATCGTCGAGGAGATCGCTGCCTGCTTCGGCGTCCCGGTCACGATGCTCAAGGCCAACGATCCCAACCTCGCATCGGCGCGTCAGGGATTCCAGAGCTGGCGAGAGATGACGGTGCTGCCGCTGGCGAGGATGGACGAGGAGGTCCTGAACCAGCGGCTGCTGCCGATGTTCGATCTCGGGTCGGACGACGCCGTGCTGGCCTATGACAACCCGGTCGCGGCGGACGAGCAACTGGAGCTAACGCGCCGGCAGTCGGCCGTCTCCTCCGGATGGATGACGCCGAATGAGGCGCGGATGGAGCAGGGACTGGAACCGCTCGACGACCCGCACGCCGATATGCTCCATGTCGGTGGGATGCCTCTCGGCGGTCCGGCCGGCGGTCCGGGCATCGGAGGCCCCGGATTGCCTCTCTCCGGCCTCGGAGCCGGCGAGGCCCTCCCGGCCCTCCCGGCCGGCGCGCCAGCCTCTCCGCCTGCTCTCCCGGCCCCGGAGGACGAGGAGACGCCCGTCGCCGAGGTCGCGGCCGGCGAGCCGGTCGCAAACACGGCCCTCAATGGCGCGCAGATCAGCAGTCTGGTCAACCTCGCCGGCTCGGCCCGGTCTGGGGAGCTGCCGGCCGACTCCGCGAAGGCCATCGCCATCGCCGCGTTCCCGGGCATCAGCGAGGCCGCGATTGCGGCCATCTTCGACCCGATCGTGGCCGCAGGGCCGGTCGATGCTGCGCCGGCCGAGGCCGCGCCGGCGGAGCAGAAGTCGGACGACTGCGTCAGCAGGAAGGTGCGCACGCTCCTCGCCGAAGGGTATGAGCAGGAGCAGGCAGTCGCGATCGCGATATCCATGTGCGAGGACGAGGCCGGCCGGCGGACCAAGGCGATCGAGGACATCGACACCGTGCCGCCGAAGGGTGTTCAGGCGAACGCCCGACGCGCGCTGAAGGTCCGCGAGAGCAAGCCTGAATCGCAGCGAGGCATGACGGCGGTCGGGATCGCGCGCGCGCGCGACCTCGCCAACGGAGCTGCGCTGTCAGAGCGGACGATCAGGCGAATGCTGGCCTACTTCGACCGTCACCAGTCGGACAAAAAGGGCGAGACTTGGGACGAGCAGGGCAAGGGCTGGCAGGCGTGGAATGGCTGGGGTGGCGACGCCGGCTGGTCGTGGGCGCGTCGGAAGGTCGAGGAGTTTGACCGCGCGCGCGATCGCAAGGGCAAGTCTCTCGACGCCGTCTGCGAGGAGTGCGGCGACGACCTCGCAACCGCCGGCTACGCGTTCTGCTCCGACTGTCTGCCGATCGTCGCGCCGTCCGGCTCGATCACCAAGGACTGCGGGACCGGGGCCGGCGGATTCAAGCCGGGTAACACCTGCGGCGAGGAGGACGGCGGAGGGTCGGACGACGACGAGGACGACGACGGCGGCGGCAGCGGTGGCAAGGACGACGGCGGCAAGGACGATGTGCAGGACGAGGTCGACGCCGCGACTGAAAGTGACATCGAGGTCGACGACTCCGATGAATCCGAGGCCGGTAGTGCGGACGAGATGTTTGCCGCCGTGATGGGACAGGGGCCGGAGGCCCGCAAGGCGCAGCTGGCGATCGTCCAGCGGGAAGGCATCTCGCAGAACAGTCAGCTGGAGGAAAGCACGCTTGAACTAGCTGAAGAGGGATTCTTTGAGGACGGATTCGCCGACCTGACCCTGACTGGCACAAGTGATCCCGGTTTGATGGAGTCGCTGGTCAAGGACGAGGGTGACACGCGCGCAGATCCGCAGTTCCAGCGCGACTGCATCGTGGACACGATCGGCTGGGCGACGGACCTCGACGAGAAGCTGCGACCCTCATACGGCGGTCTCGGAGACTCTCCGCGCGACGCGATCATAACGATGCAGATGAACGGAGAGGCGCGCCCCGAGCAGGCGTCAATCGCGATGTACGCCGGCAATGTCCACTACAGATGGATGAATCGCGCCCTCCGCGAGGGAACGGACGCGATGTCCGCGATCGACGCCGAGTTTGGCGGCAAGGCTGGATACGGCGGAAAGGGTGGAGAGGGCGCAGAGATCGACCTGCCGAATGTCAGCAAGCTGCTGACGAGCATGGCGCGCGCATATGTGGACGACTATGACGCCAACGACGGTGATATCGAGATCCCGACGATCAAGGACTGGCGAGGCAAGGAGCTGCCTGCGGACGAGGCCCTGCGCAAGTTGGACGGCGAGATGCGCAAGCTGCAGAAGCAGATCGACGCCAACCCGAGCGATCGCGAGAAGCTGACCGCGAGATGGCGGCCGCGCGTCGCGCAGGTGGTCAACGCCGTCGCCGACAGCGCGATGGCGGACCTGCGGATGAGCGCATCGCAGCAGCTGCTGCCTGACTCGGCTCCTCCGATCCGCGTCACGCGTGGCCTGAATGTCGACAACGCTGCCGCCGAGGTCCTGTTTGAGTCGATCGACACGGCCAAGACGATCCGGATGGACGGGATGATTTCGGCCAGCCTTGACGATGAGGTCAGCCGTGCGTTTGCGGCTAACCAGCTACCGAATCGGAGGACGCGTCCGCGTTCGGTCATGTTCACGATCAGTACCCGCCACGGCCTCCCGACCAATCCGGCAGAAGCAGAGATCATCCTGCCTCCCGGAGACTTCAAGGTCACGGGTGTTCGGACGGTCAGGAACGGCGCGACGGAGACCAAGTTTGTCGAGCTGGAGGCCCTGCGGCCGAAGCCAGCCGAGGAGGACGGTGATGCCTGAACGCAGCGAACGGTTTGATCA